CTTTACCTCTCGAACGATGCTGTCCAGTCGTCCTCGGATGAGGTGTTGCGTTTTCTCGTCCAAAGACAGTTGTTCGCGATTAGCCGACAGGCTAATTTCACCCACTCCGAAATACATAACGAAATCACCACGACAGGAGTCGATGATCTTGCTATCAGCATACTTACGAAGAGTATCCATATCTATCGGATATTCAATGCCATCCACAATGACTTTAGCGCTATGATCGTAGATATTTTTGGAAGCCATAATCGCCCACTTGTTGCCCTCTAGGATTGGCTCCTGAGTGCCCCAATTAATGCTACTACCACTGATGATGGGCTTAATCTTCCAATGACGACAAGCTTGTTCGGTATACAAGTGGAACTCGTTAAAGTTCTTCTCTCGAATGGGGATGAGAATTTCTGTCCCATTTTCTTCGGTGGTTGTGGCTTTGGAGGTCAGGATTAGCTTGCCCACCTTAGTTTCATCGATGATACAAGCATAGCTATACTGAATACCATCATAGTTGGTGACAATGGCAAAGCTATCGGTATAACTGAAGGGAGTCTTGGCTCCCAAACCAAAGCCGCCTGTCTGAACATTATCCAGTCGTTTGGTGCTCGCCGTGTATTTGATAAATATGTTTTCCATTCGATCCGGGCTGATGCCGGGACCGAAGTCTTTAATCTTATAATAAGGATCTAGCGCCGAAGGTAAGGTGATATGAATGGGAACCTCGGGCTTACCCACTTCTCGATGGGCATCGCGGGCATTGCAAGAGATTTCTCGGCAAATAGACAGCACCGAGTTGCTATACATCTTGCTACGCAAAATCTCGAAGATCATCCCCTGATCTGCTACCGAAAAGAACTTCTCTTCTAAATCGGCAGAGATTTCGATATTCGAAACGCTTTCATTCAGTTTCATTGAGAATCACGCCTCACTCAAAAGGAGAGCCAGAAAAAGTTGATTTGTTAATGGAAATATGACAGCCGTGTGCCTTAATCCTATGTTGTGAACCGGCAGCTATTTCTTTTTCGGGATAAGTATAAATGTTAACTAACTGAGCCGCTTCTTTTATTTTACCTATTTCTACCAAAGACTCCACCGCTATTATTAATTCGTTGCGACCATTGAAGATATCACTCCATTTGTTTTCTTGTAAAAATAAACCCGCCGCTCTCCAAGCCTGTTGTTCAGTAGCCCAAGCGGAATAGAGATTGTTGGAATACTCTACAAGAGCATCATTGCGTTCATTCAGAAACCACTTCTTTTCTATATGAAGGATCCAGGCTTCCATTATCGTCCCGGCAGATTACAAGAGACCGACTCTAAAAATAAACCCGAGTCAAAGTGGAAATGTCGTAAGACGATCCAGACGATAGGGAACAAGAAAGCAAAATGAATAATCTGGTCGATGGTAATCATTAGAATCTTACCCAACGCACCCTGAATAAACAAACCGAAGCCAACCTTGGGATCGGGCGGTAAGAGCTGAACATAACCATCCAATTGTGTTTGTTTGATAGGCTCAGTCATCTCTGGCGGGCGACGAATGTATTTTGCCCACAGATAAACTGGGATGTAAGTGTCTTCTCCAAAATGAGACCAGAAGAGAACATTGATAGCCAACAGCGTTTCCCACCAATTAAAGATGATGCCGCCCGACAAACAATGGAATAACATCATTAGCGGGACAAAACCGGCAGTATAAATAGCACAATGCTTGGCTCGGACCTTGGCATTGTTATGTTTGACCATCGCTTCGGCGTGTGATTGAAAAATCCAATCTACAAAGAAATGGATAAAACCTAATATTGAATAAAGTCCACCGCCCAGACAAATTAAAAATATACTTTCCATAATTCACCTATCTAACCATACTCTTTTACCATTAATAACTTTCCAAGTTTTACCCTTATTAACACCTTTTGCGTTTGTATTTCCAATTAATTTTTGACGAAACTCATCACTTTTCGGTTTTCTCATTTTTTGTTTTGATTCTTCGGTGTGCAAAATACCGGGTCTAGATCTGCGAGCAATACTGATTCTTTTCCTTGTTTCTTCAGAAAAAGTTTTTCCTTTATTGGATCCTATTTGTAATCCCTTTTTACCCTTATTCCAAGGAATAGTTCCTTTACTAACGCCATCTCCACCATCTGTTCCATTAGTTAATGAACAGCCAATAGATCGGAAATAAGCAATCATTTCAATTTCTGCCGCAGGCAATTCTTCTGCCGTTGCATAAGACGCTATAATGTCAACTTTTGCTTTTTGTTTTGTGTCCAAAAGAGATTTTAACCACTGATTTTTATGAGTTTTTTCTTTTAGAGAACTCGGCTTGTAGTGCCCACGTATTCTTTCTTTTAGATCTGAAGAATATCCGACATATCTTATTTCGTTAGTATTTGGATCACTTAATGTATAAATTACATTTGATGTGTGATTATTTTTATTTATCAAAAGATACACCTCGACACCACAGACACAAGATAAGTCTTGCCTGTCGCGCTGTCAAGGTCTCCTCTATTTATAAAATTATCGTCGTCCCCAACGTGTCAATTCGTGTTCAGCTTCTAATTGCGCCTGTTCCAAAGAAGGTGCCGTGCCCCACCAACAATCCATATCAAGTGATTGAAGTTGATTGTTGGAATAAGCTTCCCATCGCCATTTACCCGGTATAATCTCCTCTACTTGAGCAGAACCCAAATCAGATAGGTGATTATAGTAATTATGATGTTGTGTCCAAATTAGTTTTAACATCTTAACTGGAACGCAAATCGAACGCCCTACCGAATGGAGGGGTAAAAGAGCTGCCGCTAGTGATAAGCCAGATGACATCCACACCAGGATGTTTCATTTCGGCAATGTCGGCATCCATCAAGAAGCCGTCAGTAATGACGATGATGAAGTCGCATTTTCCAATGTTCTTCTGATAGTCCTCAAAGAACTCAGCATATTTGGTGCCGCCGCGTCCCACAATCTTGGTTTGAGAAATCTGCTCTGGTTTACAAGATTTGATCTTAGTAGCCTGATCCCAATAGATCTCAGCGTCAGCCGGAACGATGGTTCCTTCGGAACGCTCGTCTAAAGCGCATAGTTGTGAGAGTCCGAATGCCATATCATCTTTGCTCATCGAGCCGGAAGTATCCAGCAGACAACCAAAGTGAGCATAGTAATTCTTCCTCTTGGGAATTAATAGACCAGTGAACATAGGTCGGCTACGGAAACGAGTCCAGTCATTACGACCATTACCAGCACGAGCCTTGAGAAGCCTAGTACGAATGATATCTTGCCAAGTGACTTTGGGAGCAGTTAGTTTGCCTAACTCATCTTCCAAAGCACCAGGAACGTGTCCCGCCATTTTGCGAGCCGCGTCCATAGCATCCGAGATCCTCTTAGCCAGTTTCTCTTCTGACTCGCTGGTGTCCATATGATCGTCTAAGGTATCGCCCAAGCCGAAGACATCTAGACCGCCACCGCATTGATCGCAACCACCTTCGTGATCGCAACTTCCCTGACCCTGACCCTGACCCTGACCCTGAGGATCTGAACAGTCGCAAGGCTGTCCATCACCGTGATCGTGTTGTCCTTGACCCTGTCCATCTCCTTGTTGATCGCCTTGGTCTTGACCTTGACCTTGACCTTGACCTTGACCCTCTTCTTTTTCGCCCTTATCTCCCTTGTCGCCTTTACCTTTGTCCTTACCCTTATCCTTCTTGCCTTTGCCAGGAGGAGGTGGGTAGACTCCGATGCGACCACACTTGGAGCACTTGGGAATCAAAGCGTAGAGAAAATCATAGATCTTCTCCGGTCGTTTCATTTCGTCTTCCAATTCAGGATCTGCGAAATAAAACTTAGGCTTCTTTTCGCGACGTTCTAGTTCTTTAATTTCTTTAGCGGTTAGCTCTCGATCCTCACCTGGCGTAGGCAATGACACCTCAGAGGGTGTTCCCGCTTCCACCGGATCAATTTCCTCAAAGCCCTTCTGTTTGGCATAAGGGTTCTTCAGCATTTCAGCATATTGCATCAGGGTCATATACTTACCCAGATGCTTCTGAAACATATCGCTCGGATTCATCTTACGAGCCTTGAAGTCATCCATCACCGTACCATTAACGATGTAGTCCACCGCAATGTTCCACAGCTTGGGATGACGAGAGCCTCGTCGAGAAGGATGCATATAGATAGCGTGCCAAGCTTCATGCCCGCAAATGATACGCAGACCAATTCTAGATTGTTTGATAACGAACTTGGGGTTCCAGTAATATCGTTTGCCGTCAGTTGCCGCAGTTGGCATATTGAGGGTGCAAACATGATCCACCGGATGCATCAGGGTAAAAATCAAGGGATCTCCACCCATACAGCTTCCGACGTGCTCATTACCATATCGAGTAGCAAGCTCCAAGAAAACCTGGGATAGCTTTTCTTCCGCTTGGAAGACTAACTTTTGATCAATCTTGCCGATGACTCTAGAGAACTTCATTTTAGCTCCAATAACTATATAACAAGCTTAAGCACTTATCTTTAGCCTTAGTCTCTGGGTATACCTCTTTAAGAACGAATAGTATTTCCTCCAAACCTTCTTCAGAAATATCCCAGCACTCTTTGATGTCTGTAAAGATGATCTTTAACAAATTGGCGTGAACATCTGGTCCATTACCATTTTTGCTTTCAGCCTCATCCACTGCTGTCCGCAGATCCCGTTTGAAGGTCTCCAGATCAATCATCGACTTGCTTGTTGATCTTGTTGAGAACTTGCTCCCAATCAGGATGCTCATCCAAATTGAACTTGACTAGACGCTCAATCTGAACTTGACTGCGCACTGCTACTAGCACGTTCTCGTAGGAAACCTTTTGCAAGAACCTGCCCACGAATCGAACAGAAGGGGGCAATTCACTCTCCGGGGCTTGATCCAATTGGTTTGCCAATCGGGCACAAGTGATCATACAAGCCACCAGCTTCTTGGTTGGTTCCAAGACATTGTAGCGAGCAATGACATCACGACCTTGGAAGATATCCTCGATCATCGGCAATAGTTGCTGGTAATGTTCGTAGTAATTGCTGTATCGGATACCAGCATCTTTACCAACGCAACCACACACCTTCTTGTTAAGAAGGGTGGGACTCCAACCTTTTTCTTCGCCCTTGTGCAAAATTTCGGAAGCTCTTGCCCAACCACGAGGAGACGGGTCAGCATAACGATCTTCTGGGTCAACGGCTCCGAACAAAT